TTGTTTTCTGTTGTAAGGCTTCTAATACTCGTGTTTGACCGTCTGAAATAACCATGTCAATAGTTACGTCTTTAGTTTGTCCGAACCTCCAGAACCTTCTTATAGCTTGGTAGTATTGTTCATAAGACCAAGTAGGAAAGAATACCGAATGATTACAATGTTGCCAGTTTAGACCCATTGAAGTCATTTTAGCTTTTGTAATTAGTCTTTTGATTTCCGAATTAGCAAATGCTAATAATATTTCCTCTTTCCTTTCGATAGATTGACTTCCAATAATTTCAACCGCTTCTGAATCAGCTTCTTTTAATATCTTGCTTTCATTGTTAGTGTTACACCAATAAACAGACGTTTTACCGCTTGCTAATTCGATAGCCTTTTCGCACCTCTGGCTTTCGGTTTGCTTTTGCTCGTGCCTAACTTCTGTCATTGACTTAGCAATTGGGGTAAACATTTGAACCTGACCGTTAACGTCAATTAAGGATTGATTCTTTACAATGTGTCTATTTACTACCAACTCTGGTAGATTGTATCTATCATTTGAAAATCCAATATCCGAAGGCATTTTAACCATAATAGACCATTGATTAACCCAAGCAAAAAAGTCTTTTTCAGCGTGTGGTTTTAAATAGAATTTCTCGCCAATATTTCTATTAGTTGAATCTACTGAATTTTGATTATTCTTAAAAAACTTTCCTAGCATATCCATATAACCCATGTAACCCAAAGCCTCTGAACTTGTACCCAACTCTATAAAGTCATTTGGTGAAGGTGTTGCAGTACTCAAAAACCTAAAAGGAATCTTTTTAACAAAGGCTGTTACTTGTCCTTTAATCTTTCCGTCAAAGTTCTTTAGGATAGAACTTTCGTCTAAAATAACCCCTTCAAAATCTTTAGATTGAAAGTAGTGCAATCGCTCGTAATTGCAAATGATTATCTTTTTTGTGTGTGAGCCGTCCTTTGAATATTCTACGTCCTCAATTCCTAGTTTTTCAGCCTCTTTAATAAACTGAAATGCAACTGCTAAAGGCGTGAGTATCAAAACCTTTTTATTAGTGTGTTCAACAATGTTTTTGGCTATTGATAATTGGATTAAAGTTTTACCTAATCCAGTATCAGCAAATACAGCCATTCTACCCTTTTGTACTGCTTTTTCAATAATGTATTTCTGAAAGTCAAACGCTATTTCAGGAAAGTAAGTAGGATCAAAACCCGAATTACCAATTGAATGTTTTTTTGCCTCTAAAAATCTCTGGTATTCATTCATAATTTAGTGTATAAAAAAACCCCTAAATAGCTTCAACGGTTGCAGCGTGTCCACTAGATAGAGGTAAATAAATAAATTCGTAAGATTACTGCAACTAATCATAATTCAAATGTAAACAAATTAATTAAACACCGCCCATAAAATAACACTAAGAAAAGTAGCGGATACAATTACCCCTAATGCCTTGTTAGCTATTAATTCTATTTTGTCAAGGATTTCCGCGTCTGGCGCGTTGTCACTATTTCTCATGTTAAACATATTTAAGTTTATGATCATTACAATTATTCCACTCCCCATTTAAACAACGATATACAGCTGCATTATCTCTATTTAAGTGTCTAGCACAATCTCTAAGAGACCTATGTTTTTTCATTAATCCAGTACGGTTACAAGTTGATATGATTGGTCTGCTTTTTCCGTTGTGCATATTAGACATTGTTTTAATCCTTTTGTATGCTTTCTTAGAGTTTTCCGAGTAGGTAGACCATTGTAAATTTGACACTGAAAAATTAAGTTTATCTCCGTTAATATGGTCAACTATTGGCTTGTTTTTAGGGTTAGGAATATACTTTAACGCTACTAATCTATGCAGCCTATGCGCCTTTTTGTTTATGTAAACTCTAGGATAACCTTGTGAGTTTCTTCTTATTTTCAATGGGTTTCCGTTATAAAACGGTTTACCGCTACTTAAATCAAATAATTCTATTTCCATTATCTCTGTTTTTGAATTGTTAATACTTCCAGCTTCTCAGCGTTTCTTTTTTCCTTGCTTAAAATCGTTTTAAAGGCTTCTAATCGCTTTCGGGTTTGATAACTTCTGTTGATTGTTTTAACGTCGAATTTCATAGTTAAACTAGTTCTGAGTTAATATCTGTTGCTGTTCTTGGTAGCTTTTCTGTATACCAAGCCTTTGAAGGTGTTTTTCTAAAAGGCATTTTACATTCTGAACTGCCTCTGGTTTTTACTTTTGTAGATTGAATCAACCTTAATGCAGCTTGAAAACTTCTAACCTCCTCAGATATTCTAATGTTATCGACTTCGCTTAATTTGCTTCCGTTTGGTGATACACCAGCAAATTGATAGGCTAGTAATTCTTTTATGTACTTCTGTATTTCTTTCTCGTTCATTTCTCTAGTTTTTTGGTCTTAAAATGTAGACTTGATTTGTATAAACTTTCTTTTTGTTCCTTGACATTAAGGCTCTGACTGAATTGTAATTCAAGCCGCCCCATTCACACGCTTCTTTTAACGAGTTGAAAGTTCCTTCGTTTTTGCTGTGCTTGTTTGATATCTTATAACGTTTTTTGTTCATTTCTTTGGGTGTTTCTGCACATAAACCATGTGCGTAGTTATTTGCGTTACTGTGGCATATCCCTTGACCTTGCTAAACGGTTTTAACCTATCCGAATAAAGTTCAAACGTATCAAAGCTGCATTCAAAATCTTTGCCTTTATTTACGCAAATGAAGCAACCGTTTAAATTCGTTTTTGCTTGTTCTCCTCTTCCGCTTGGGTGAGGCTTAAACTCTAAGTCTTTAAATGTTTTTAGTTTCATTTTCTCTGTTTTAATTTGAACCAAATGTAAACAAAAATAACAGTTAACAAATAAAAAAACGAATTATTTTTTTTGCTCTAGCTTTTTAATCTCTGTTTTGTAGTATTTGGTTAGGTCTTGAAGCTCTTGAACGGTGTACTTTTTCGGCGGGTGTTCGGACTCTAACCATTGAACCGTATCATTACCCAGCTTTTTAACTAAGTTAATCCGGTATTCTAAAAGATTCCCATGTAAATCACGATTGCATTTTACGCATTGTGGCCAAATATTTAAAGTTTCAAACCTTAAAGCCGGATTACTTCCAACGGTTCGATAATGTCCAGCGTCAAATTTAAGGCCGTTTAAATCCTTTTTACAGCTAATACATTCACTTTCCTTAGTTAGCCTTACATATTTATTTACGAGCGTTTGTAGGTCTTTTTTGTAGTCCGTTACGGTTTTGGTTTTCTCGATCAATTCTTTCTTTCGGCTGGTCCATTCGCGCTTCTCTTTCTTTGCTTTGAGTTTCTTAGCGTGATCAAAAGCGCAAACCGGAGAACAGACAGCCTGAAGTGGTCGCTTTTTTTCAAAAGACGTTCCACAGTTTTTACATTTCCGCCAGCCTTTCATTCCTCTAATTTAAACCAAACTAAAACCAATTTCCCAAGCTGGAGAAAAAGGTCTTAGATTGTATTTTTACCCCTTCAATAGTTCCCTTAGTTCTGCTTCAGCTAATCTAACACGCTCGATTAAAAAGTCTTTATCCTCTTGTGGTACTTTGAATTTAACGTAGTTTAAAGGCTTGTATTCGCTTTCTTCGTTAAGGTATGGTGTATCCTCTAAGGTTAGCCATTTTAAACGTTCTTTACACTTGCTTAAATGCTCGTTCATTGCGTCATAAGCTAGGTTATCTTCTGATAATATTTCTAAAACGTCGTCTTTTGTTGGAAGAAAAACAACAGCCATTGCATACTCTTTATTTGCTAGAATTGAATTACTTACTAATTGCCAGTAGTATTCTGGCTTTTCGTTTTTAAAGGCTTCTAAATTACCCTTTTCAACTTCTGAATAAATATCCACTTGCTCACAAAAAGACTTCCTAGTATAAGGCGATTTAATATCTCCAATCGTGTCCTTAGTTTCAAAATCACTTGCACCGGTCCAAAGTAGTTTGGGGTGCTTTTTTCTGGCTTTACTTTCTAACCTACTTGACAAAGAAAGTATATCGCTTGGAATTTGAGCATAAGCATAAGGTTCTAAGACGTGTCCCCAACTTGTACTAACTGCAAACTGTTCTGTGTTTAACGCTTGGCCTAATCTGATCTCGTAGCTTTTTTC